TTTTGTATATCTAGACGCAAGTCTGTCATACAAGTTATCTTCGATAGCTTCTTCTGTGATTGCAAACGCTAACGCAATTGTTTCGTTTGTGTAACGAGCTGTGAAAGTTTCTTGCGCATCGTCGAATGATACACCTTGACCTTCAGGTTTAACTGATGCATTTCCAAATCCAGATAACATTACTTCCTCTTCGAAAGCTCTGTCTGAAGTTTCTGTATCGAAAATCTCAGAATGCTCATTAGCATATTGTTTGTACTCTAGTCCGAATAAAGCATTCAAACCAGGTTCTAACTCTTTTACGAGTTGTGCTCTTGATATAGCCATAGTTTATTTCTCCTTATTCGCTATTAGTTGTACAAGTGTGAAGCCGAACCAATTACAACAACGACATCGCTGCCGGCTGCCGTGTAATCGTTTTGACCCGGGATATTAGCACCTCTTACCAATGTAAACATTGAAGTTGCTGCTACTGTTGCAATAGAAAGTCTTTCATCAGACATTCCACTGATACCAGTTGCTCCGTTATCACCTGTGTTATAGTTAAGACCAACATCATTTTGTTGCCAAGCTGCGTTTGCTCTCATGTTGAATTCCTGATTAGGGTTATCCAATACAAAAGCAGTTCCGTCACTTGAACCTGTGTTGTAGTCTGCCGCAAAGTTTGTTCCACTCGTTACTGAGTTTGCAAACGTTGGTTTTGATGTTCCTGCATCTATATAGAAAGCACCATTAAAGACACCTAATAATAGAGGGTCAGCACTATTTTGCCAACCAGCTCCACCACTATTGTCATCGTCAGTTGAATCGTAAGTTGCGTCTTGAATATAACCTTTTTCAGCTGCTTGAGTTCCTGCATTTAAAGAAACCGGATCACCCTTAAAGATTGTATTGAAAGCCGAACCTGCGTAATCATATAGCTTATATTCAGATTGACCAGAAGTTGCAGGTGTTGAACCCACAGTCATTACTGCTCTACATCCGTATCCAGCTGTACTATCATTTGCCATAGTCGTATTTCCTTTTCTTAAGTGTACCTGCCCCGAAGGGCCTCCAGTACGGTTTAATTTATTTTGTTGGGACTAGAAATTACTAAAAGATTATTTCTTTGAACCACCAAAAGTTACACGAGTCTGCCTTTCTTGATTGATTGGCATACTTGGGTGCTGATCCTTAAGAACGTCGTTATTTACTGCTTCATCTCGATCTTTAGTTTGCTTTTGATAATAAGCTTGACGAGATAGCGCGATTTCTTCGGGTATCCTAGCCAGCACTAGGCCTCCTACTCCGATAACACCAGAATATTTTCCTGTAGTCATAGCTGGAAAGTTGCTTTCCGGATATTCGTCAGATCTAACTAACTCCCATCCTTCTCTAAGTTTGCCCGCTACATTTTTTGTATCGTCCATACCTAAAGTTTCAACTCTTATCCATCTATGCCTGAATCCATCAGGTGCAGGTGGTGCATCAAGTGATGAGGGTGGAGCCCAAGTTACAGGTTTTTTAGTCTTGTCTCTTGTTTCGCTCGCACGTGAGGTTTTTATCTTTTCATTTTCCATATGCTTATTGTCCTTCCGTGATATTTAATTGTTTCGCATACTCTTCGAGTGGCACGCCTATTCTTTTAGCAATTGCTACCTGTGATGGCGAGAGTTTCACAGTTTTTTTGCGTCCTGTTGAGGCTGAACGTTTAGCCGAAGCTACAGCTTGAGCAGGTCTTGCTCTTTCTGCAGTATTTGACTCTATCTTATCAAACTTATGCGGAAATTCAACCCTTATTCTTTTGTCAACTTCAACATAATATTCGTCTGTTTTAGGGTCATAACCTTCTTCTTCTACAAGCTTTTTATGTATATCAAAAGCTGTATAAGTCATAGCAGTATCATTACCAAACCACGTATTTTGCTCACTCCATGCTTCTGCTTTAGGGTCAGTAGGTATATCGTTTGGAACTACTTGTTGTTGAGGATTAACTCTAACTTGTTTTTGTTGAGGCACTTCTTGCTCAACTTGATTTTTTAAAGAGTTAATTCTTGCATTTTCTACAGATAGATTAGCTAGCTGTTCTTGTGCTGCAATTTGTGCTTCTACATCTTTTGACTCTATTGCATTTTTAAGAGCTAGTTTAGCTGCTGCCATACTTGTTGTAACTCTATTTTCAAATTCAGATACATATGATTTATCTAATTTAGATAATCTTGATTCTGCTTGATTTTTTTGTTGAGTAACTGATTGAGCATATTGAACAGCTTCTTCTCTCTGTCTTTCTGCTTCTCTCATTTTACGAGTTAGTTTAGCAATACGTTTTTGAACGCCTTCACTATATTCTTTTAACTCATCAGGTTCTTGTTTTTTATCTTCAACTTTTAATTCTCTTTCGTTTTCAAAAGTTTTATCTTCTGGTACCTGTTCAACTTCAATCTCTTCTTTTACTTCCTCTTGTTTGACCGCTTCTCCTTTATCATCTAAATCAATTTCAGCGCCGGTTGTTTCACCAACATCAATTAATTCTTCTGATGCTTTTATTTCTTCTGGCATAGTTTCCCCTATGTTGTTAAATTAAATGAAGAACTGATTCAGGATCTTTAATAGTCCCTAACACTTCATCATCGTTAAGTAATCGCACTTCTCCACCTTCAATTGGTAATCTTGATCCTGCATATCTTGCAAAAATTACCCAATCTCCTTTTTTACACCAAGGCTCACCAAATTTATCTTTATCCTTGTATGCTAAATCTCCCATTTTTAAAACATAACCACATGTTGTAGCTATTCGTGCTTTATCTAAAGTTTCTTGAGAAAATAATATTCCACCTTTTGTTTTTGTTTTTGGTGTAAAAGGTAAAACTAAAAGTCTGTAACCAGAAGGTTCTGGTAATTCATCAACTGTATCTCCAATGTTATCTGGGGATAAAGGTTCTGGTTCTGGGGGTAATTTTTTTTCTTCTTCTTTGTATTTTTCTTCAAGACCAAGTTTAATTTTTGGTACTTCCTTCTCCGATGTCGATAACGTTTCCTTGCTCATCTTGTTGCTCCTTAGGTTTTAGCAGGTTAGAGATATCCTGTAATGTTAATTGTATGGCATGTGCCTGTCCTATTAAATACTTGTATTTTTCCATATTGTCAACCCCACCACCAAGAATAGAATCTCCTATGTTTTGTAATCTTGTTTTAAGTTCTTTTTGTATTTTAACTATTAGCTGCATGTCGTCCATTACTCTTCTCCTTGTTGTTCTCGAAAATCTTCTAGCACTTTAAGTTTTTCTTCAGCTGCTGCAATTTTTTCAAATTGTTTATCTACCTCATCAATGTGTTGTGGATGCTCTCCAATCCCAACAGAATTTTCTAAATATATTTTAACTGTTGCATCCGCCTCTGCAATTTGAGCTTCATATCTTGCAACCAATGCTGTTAAGATTGCATCTTTCATTAACACTTCCAACGTCTTCTTGCTTGTCTTATTCTTGAATTAGGATCGTTTCTAGTTTTAGCTGATGAATTTCTAAGTTGCCCTGCTGATCTTGCACAATACGACTTTCTACGTTTTGCAGCAGCTGAACCTTTTTTAACTTTACCTGTTACAGCAGTTTTTAATTTTGATCCAGGGTTAGCGGCTCTATATGCTTTAACACCTTTAGAGGTCATACCAGCGCCAGATTTTGTAGGTCTATAGTTTGCTCCAGGTCCTTTAGTAGTTTTTCTAATTGTACCACCAGCTTTAAAACCAGGAGCATCTATCATGCTTCCATAATATTTTTTAGAAGCAGAATTACTTAAACTTACAGGACCGTCAGATCCTTGTGCTTCTTTTTTTATAAAGCTTCCAGTATATTTAGTATCTGGCATCTTCATAAATTATTTTTTCTTAATTATTTTTTTTAATACTTTAGCTTGACCTGCATGTAACTTAGAGGCTTTTTTTAAACCTTTAATTACTTTTTTTACTTTACCTTTTTTAGATTTGTCCATTACGACTTTTTCTTCTTAGGTTTCTTTGCTGTTTTT